GCCACAATCTGAGCAGTCTGCTCAGGGCTATAGTTAGGGGCTTTGGCTGTTGCCATTTCAGCTACTCCTGTTTGTTTATCGAGCTTTTATTATAGGCCAATTTCAGCAAAAGATTGTCGTCACAGCGACAATCTGCCTACCATTCGTCGGCTGATAAGCGGTAGGTTACTGTTATAAAGTTTTGTGATAGATTATAGAATATGTGATGCAATGATATAGATTATAGAATTTATAATGGACAGGGGCGGTTATCAGACTGTTATGTTATTTATAGCGGTGGGGCCCACCCACACGCGTACCTCAAGGAAATTTTTTCAAAAACCCAAGGTGCCAAATCTGACCCTAAACCGTATACCATAATACTTACCCAACCAACCCAAACCGCCCAAACCCACCCAATCCCCCAAAAATTTTCAACTTGCAAACTAACCACCACTAGTGTTATACTCACACAAAATGGAGAAATTTATGTCAACACATCTACCAGCAGAAACACTCAAAATCTCACCAGAGGCACTAGAGATAGCCAACTGCTACTTACAAGTGCAGGACGCCAGACAAGTTGCACACGAGCTTGACCTTGACCCTGAACTGGTAACAACCACACTAGCCCGTCGCGAGGTACGCAACTACATAGACCACGTATTTTTTGATACTGGATATAACAATCGCTTTTTAATGCGCCGTGCCATGGATGCCCTGATCAAGCAAAAGTTTAGTGAGATGGAGGAGTCGGGTGTTGGTAGTTCAAAAGACATTGCTGAACTACTAGCACTATCACATAAAATGAGCATGGACCTCTTAGATCGCGAGATACAACTGGAAAAGGCCAAGCAAGGTCAGGCTGGACCGCAAAAACAAGTGAACGTGCAAATTAACGACTCGGACGGATCAAAGTATGGTCAGCTTATACACAAACTGATTAGTGGCGAGGGTGTATGACAGCACTAGAGTTCACCATTTTTAGCATACTATTAAGCATAATCGCAACCATAGCACTAGTGGAGTTAGCACATGCTAGTAGTAAGTAGACCGGATGTAGACTGTGATTATATTACGGATTTTGATCCGGCTAGGCGATTTATTAAACTGCCTATAGATAACTATCTCCGGCTATTAAACATCTACGACACAATCAATCGTCCACAGATAGCACTAATCAATGCGGTTAATAGTCCGCAGTACAGGTTCATCTGTGCTGCACTTGCCAGACGATTAGGCAAAACCTATATAGCCAATATTATTGGTCAACTAGTAACACTAGTACCCAACTGTAATGTGCTGATTATATCGCCTAACTATAATTTAAGTAGTATTAGTTTTGAGCTGCAGCGTAAGTTGATCAAGCATTTTGATCTTGAAGTAGAGCGTGATAACCTAAAGGATAAAATTATTGAACTGTCGAATGGATCGACTATAAGGATGGGATCTATTAGCACAGTGGATTCAACTGTAGGTCGCAGCTATGACCTAATCATATTTGACGAGGCGGCCCTGTCGGAGCGTGGCGAGGAGGCATTTAATGTGCAGCTACGTCCTACACTAGACAAGCCTAATGCTAAAGCAATATTTATTAGCACACCGCGCGGCAAGCAAAACTGGTTTAGTAGATTTTATCAGCGTGGCTTTGACCCACAATTTCCGGAGTGGTGTAGCCTGCAAGCTGACTATTCGGAGAATACTAGGATGGCTGAGTCAGATGTGGAGGAGGCTCGTCGGTCGATGCCTAAGTCAGAGTTTGAGCAGGAGTATATGGCCAGCTTTACTAGCTACTTGGGACAAATCTATGAGGGGTTCCGTGCTGAGTATATAATTGATACATTGCCGGAATTACGTGGGGAGGCCTTTAGTGGACTAGATCCAGGTTATCGTGACCAAACTGCTTGGGTTAATGTTGTCTATGATTTTAATACTGACTGCTTTTATTGTGTAGAAGACTATTGTGAATCGGAGCGCACTACACGTGAGCATGCAGAACATTTTCATAAAATGATAGATCGCTGGGGTGTAGAAACAGTATTTATTGACAGTGCTGCTGCACAGTTTGCTGCTGATCTAGCCTATAACTATGAGATTGCTACCACTCGTGCTAAAAAAGATGTGCTTGCAGGCATCGCCTATGTGCAAACACTGGTACAGCAGGGTAGATTACGTGTGCATAAAGACTGTACACATGTTATAGAAATGCTAGATATGTATAGATGGGATGATCGCGAAGGGCTGGTTAAGGAACGGCCAAAGCATGATAAGTATTCACACATGGCTGATGCTCTTCGTTATGCACTATACAGCTATGTAGTTTAATACCAAATACGTTGCCACCAGCTTAATCCCTTAAAGTGTTTGATTTCATCCCGTAGTGCTTGATTGGTGTTGGTTAGATTTGTGTTGCTATGCTCTAGGTTTTTTAGTTGTTTGACTAGTTGGTTCTCGTCTTCTAGTTGTGTTAGTTCTTGCTTATACTGTTCGCACAACTCCTTAAACCGCCACAACCACTCAATATGTTCTAGTGTACCCAACTGCATAATCTTATGGTCGTCTATAGTAGTACGCTCTGCCTTGTCAAGTTTGTCTAGTTGTTCTTGTGGTATTAGTGGTGGTTTAGTGCCGTTGAGTATTAATTGGTCGACCCAGCTAACCTGTATAAGTGCATCTTCGTAGAGATCTATATGGTCTGGGTGTACTATCATTATTATTTGGAAGTCAGGCATACCATAGTTGTCATAGGCCCACTGCATCTTGCGTGTGTGTTTACCCTGCAAGAAATTACGTTTATGCGTTTCCCAGCGCTTAGGTATGTTTTCGCTTTTGCCTACGTAGTAGTGTCCGCTTGAAAAGTTTAGTTGATATATTCCGCTGTTCATTTTGCCTGTATTTTTAGTTTGAAACTACTATTATACACTGTTTTGGTTTGGGTTTCAACTGTGGTTTTTGATTGTTAGTTGGTTACGACCTTTTAGGTTTAGGGTAGGTAAAATTTACCTATTGACAATTGTGTACCTTTTAAGCTATAATTATCAAAATTGTGGAAATAATATTTTATGGCAGTAAACACAAATAAACGCATTCCAATTAAGCATATTAGAGACAAAGCTAAAAGTGCATACGAAAAAAAGCCTCATTGCTATATTTGTAATGCTCAAAATGAACTAGAGTTACATCATCTGCACAGCCTAACACACCTACTAGAAGTTTGGGTCAAGCGTAAAGGCTATGATATTAGCACTGATGAAAAGGTTCTGGCAATTCGTGATGAATTTATAGCAGAGCACCAGGTGGAAATATATGATTTAGTCTATACACTCTGTAATAGACATCATGTACAACTGCATGGTATTTATGGCAAATCGCCAAGTCCTAGCTCTGTTACTAAACAACAACACTGGATTGAATTGCAGCGTAACAAACATTTATCAGGTGAAAGCGTATTTCGTGGCAGTAGCTACGGCTCCTATTTTGCAGAGTTCACAGGGGGCTTAGATGGCGTTAGAAAGAATACGTAGTTGGATTACTGAAAAACTTAATCCAGCTCAAGAAGTTATACATCGTGATGAAGGTACTAATGTTGGCAGCGAAAGCCGCATTATTAACTTTCGCAATGCATTTAGAAATATAGATAGTGTAAATAGGTCAGTTAATTTAGTAGTAAATGCTTGTGCAAGTCTTGACTATGATATTAAGGATAAAGTACATGAAGGTGTTGTAGTTGGCATACGCCAAAAAACACTAGCAACACTGCTTAACTTTAGGCCTAATCCCTATCAAAGCGCAATAGATTTTCGCACAGAACTGTTCAAAGATATAATGCTTGATGGTAATGCATTTATACATTTTGATGGTACTTTTATGTACCACCTACCAGCAAATAATGTAGAAATATTAACAGACCCTAAAACGTTTATTCGTGGCTATCGTTACAATGGTAAAGTAGATTTCACAGAGCGTGAAGTATTTTATTTTAAAGACTTGAACAGTGACAGCATCTATCGCGGAGCCAGCAGACTTGAAGCGTGCTTAGAGAATATTAATATACTCTATAGCATGCAAGAGTTTCAGCAAAAGTTTTTTGAGAACGGCACAATCTTTGGCTTAGTGCTGACCACTGAAAACACACTAAGTCAAGCAGCTAAGGAAAAAACAGTTAGTTACTGGCAGCAGCGATATAATGCTAAGTCAGGTGGCAGACGCCCAATTATCCTAGACAGCGGATTAAAGCCACAAAAACTAAGTGATCAAAATTTTGATGATCTAGATTTTGACGTAGCTATGCGCACACACAGTGAACGCATAATGACTAGTATAGGTGTTCCACCTATATTATTGCAAGGAGGAAATAATGCAAATATTTCTCCTAATCTACGCCTATTCTATCTAGAAACTGTGCTACCACTAGTTAGACTGTACAACAGTGCGCTAGAACGGTATTTTGGTTATGATATAGCACCAGTAACTAGTAATATTAGCGCCTTACAGCCAGAGCTAAAGGATGTAGCTAGTTACCATCAAACACTGGTTAATGGTGGCATCATTACACCAAATGAAGCCAGATTAGAATTAAGGTATCCAACCATAGAAGGCGGAGATACTATAAGAATACCTGCTAACATAGCAGGTTCAGCAGCCAATCCATCCTTGGGTGGTAGGCCTAGTACGACAAAGGAGTAATATGGACAAAAAGCTAGATAAATTACTCTATTTAAGCAGTAAGTTTACAGCTAGTACAGAGTCTGATGATAGCATTTTTATTGAAGGATATGCTAGCACAGTAGATCGTGATCGTCAGGGTGATGTGATCCCTATGAAAGCGTGGAACGAGGGATTGCACAACTATCTCAAAAATCCAATTATACTAGCCTATCACAATCATCAAATGCCAATCGGTAAAATGGTTGAGCATAAAGTTACAGATCAGGGTTTGTGGATTCGAGCGCAGATTCCTGCTGAAGTAGGTGATGTATACAAACTGATTAAAAAGGGTATATTAAGTGCATTTAGCGTAGGGTTCAGAGTTCGTGATGCGGATTATGACCATACTACAGAAACGTTTTTAGTTAAAGACCTAGAGCTACATGAAATCAGTGTAGTTAGTGTACCAGCAAATCAAAATACATTATTTAGCTTAGCTAAAGCTTTTGATACAGCTGCAGAATTTGATTTATTTAAACAGCAATTTGCACCAGCACCAAAGGCATCAGCTAAAAAGCTAGATACCCCAAAAGCAGCAAAAAGCACAACAAATGAGGAATGGGATATGGATCCAAAAGAATTAGAGAAATTACTAGCAGATGCTGCTGCTAAAGCTGCTGAGCAAACTGCTAAAGCCGTGCTAGAAGCACAAACAAAAGCTGCTGAAGAAGCCAAGCGTAAACAAGCTGAAGAAGAAGCCCTACAGGCCAAAATCAAGGCTGCTGTTAGCGCAGTTACTCCACCAGCTCCAGCTGTACAAACAGTTGACACAGGTGCTGACCGCCTACTAAGCGATATTGAAAAGCGCCTAGAAGATCAGGCTAATGAGCACAAGAGTGCAATCGAGGGCCTAGAGGCTGCTATCAAAGAAAAGGCCAAAGAGCTTGAGCAACTACAAAGCAAGAGCGTTGAGCTAGACGCACTACAGCGTAGCCGTATGCAGTTTGCTGATCCTAAGGACGCAGACATTCCTTATGCAGATAAAGAAAAGGCAGTTCTACTTGCCAAGATTATGCGTAAAGGCATCCAGGATACCAAGTTTGGTAAAACATTACTAGAAAAAGCTGCTGCTACATTTGGTGGTGCTGCTCGCTTTACTAGTACAAATGGCGAACTATGGGAAACTGAAGTTAGCACAACAATTCAAGCTGAAATGCGTCGTCAACTAGTTGTGTCTAGTGCTATGAGTAGCATTACAATGCCACAACCAGTTATGCGTATTCCTGTAAACCCAGATACAGGCAGTGATGCAACATGGGTAGCTGCAGCTAACTATGGTTCAGATATGGGTTCTACAGTTGCTGGTACAGGTACAAGCAGCGGTACAAAGCGTACACATACAATTGGTGAAGTTACTCTAACAGCTTATAAACTAGCTACAAAAGAGTATATTGCGTTTGAAGAAGACGAGGATACACTAATTCCTCTACTACCAATCATTCGTGATGCAATGGCACGTCGTATGGCTAAAACACTTGACAAAGCCATGCTAATTGGTGCAGGTGATGCAACCACACCACTTAAGGGCCTAGCAACATATGATCCAGTTGGTGGTGACGGCAGCTTACTACAGCCAACAGTCACACTAGCTACAAGCAGCACAGCTATGACAGCTCTTAAGATGATGGAAGCTCGTCGTAAACTAGCAGCTTGGGGATTAAATCCTAGCGAACTAGTAGCTTTTGTAAGTACACAAGCTTACTTTGAACTACTAGAGGATACAAACTTCCTAACAGTAGATAAAGCTGGTCCAAATGCTACACTATTAACAGGTCAAGTTGGTAGCATTGGTAATACACCAATTATCGTTAGCGCAAGCTTTGACGCAGCTGCTGCCGGTGCTGCTGCTGCAGTTATCGTTAACCCACGTAACTTCCTAGTTGGAACACATCGTGGTATGCGTGTTGACAGCGATGATGAAGTTGTAAATCAGCGTAGCGTACTAGTTGCAAGTATGCGTATTGGTATGACACAACTATCAACAACTGATGGTCATGGTGTTGTAGCAGTTCGTTACTTAGCCTAATTAGTTATAGTTATATGGACAGGATTCGAAAGAGTCCTGTCTCTAAAGCCCAATTAGTTGGTCTTTAGAGACAGAGGAGGGTTTATGGCTGACCTAATAACTAGAGCAGAATATAAAAATTACCTTGGTATTACTAGCAGCAATAAAGATACTGAAATCGATTTGCTAATACCCAAGGTTAGTCAGTTAGTAAAAACCTACTGCCGCAGAAATTTTACTGACTACTATGACGAAGCTAAAACGGAATACTTTGATGGTGGTTTTGACCGACTAATATTAAAAGAAACTCCAGTAACTAACGTACTACAAGTTAGTCAAAGTACTAACTATGGTAAAACTTATGCAACCACCCTTGTAGAGTATACAGACTGGATACAAGATGGTGATAGTATTCGCATGGTAGCTAGCCCAGGATATTTTGCATTACATCCGCGTGGATATAAAGTTAGTTATTTTGCCGGATATGAGTTTGTACCAGATGATCTTAAATTAGCTGTGCTTGATCTTGTAGAATATTACTCAAAGAATAATAGTGCAGTCCACGTTAATCGTGATGTAACACCTAATGTAACACAAATACAATATGTAGCTACTACAAACTTTCCAGCTCACATTAAGCGTGTGCTAGATCAATATGTAGCGGATTATGCGTAATGGCACTCTTTTTTAATTATGTAGATGAGCAGGTAGTTAAAAACCTACCGCATGAATTACTAAATCTAATAGGCAAATATAGATCTCGTAATAATGAATACGATGATATTAGATTGTATGAACGTAAGACATTAAACTGGCGAACTATTATTGATAATACGTTTCCTAGTATGCTAGTTGTAGATTTTAACGATATTAGAAAAGAGTTAAAAAAATATAATGACCTTGAAACAAATCTAAAGTCTGCTCTTAAACAAGACTATGACGAAAAAATATTAGCAAATTTTAAGGATACGAAATTAAGTGATCAAGAAATCGATCTAATATTAGATATTATTAAGGGAGCTGTAGCAGTATTGCAAGCTGGTTGCACACCAAAAACTAATGAAGAGATTGTAATTGGTCTTGAAAATGCTTTATATTTAGGCACAAGAACTGAAGGTAGTAATGTTGGTGCAAGTATAAAACTAACCTTGCGAGAACTTGGACTATCAAACTATGGTCGAGTATACATTACAGACTCAAGTTCTGATAATCGCAAATATTTTTTATTTTCTAATTTTGCGATATTAAGTGATTATTTACGAGAACTACTAAAAGAAGAGATAAAGAAGCCTAGTTATAAAAATCGCCTAACTAATAGCAAAAATGTATCAGAATTTTTACAATTTGGGCACGTAGCCGTTGGTTGGAGTGATAAAAAAGATACAGTTATTAGATTTAATAGTCCAAAGCTATTAAACATAATTTTTACAACACTAGCAAATTCAACTCAACAAACAGCGGCAGCTAATGCTACAAAACAAGCTGCACTACAGTTTGCCACGAATACTGACGTAATTACTGAATTTATTACTGTAGATAAAAATTTTGGCGAAAATGTCGCTGAAATGTTTATACGCCTTGGCGGAAATGTTGTAAAATTTGAAAATGCTTTAATTAATGAAAAGCGTGGTTTTATAGTTGAACGCAAAACTTTTATGCAAAGCAGCGCAGAAACTATGAAACGCTTATCCGCACAAATTAAAGGATTGCGTGGTGAGCTAGGTAATACAATTTCTAGACTACTTGTTAAAGGTAAAAGCAGTGATAGTTTGGTAGAACATATTGCAAAAGTTATAGCTGCAAAAATTATGGGCAAAACTGCCCCTAGAACTAAAACTAGTAGTAAAGCCACAAATAAAATAGTAAAAAAACGAGTAGCTCCAGTTATACAAGGAATTGTAAATAAAGTAGTAGCCTTTAAAGCACCCCCAAAATTACCTGTTCCAAAAGTACCCGTAATAGATCAACAAGTTGCTGCAGAAAGTGCGCTAACATCACTGCAAACTTTATTAAACAGTAATTTAGTTGAAACTGTTAAGCGTAATATGGGTCAGGGAAGTCGTAAAGATATATTAAATTTACGTAGTGGTAGATTTGCTGAAAGTGTTAAAATAGAGAGATTAACTCAAAGCAGAGCAGGAATGATTACTGCATTTTATAATTATATGCGAAACCCATATGCTACATTTAGTGAGGGTGGAAAACAAGAGCTACCACGCAGTAGAAATCCTAAACTGCTAATTTCACGATCTATTAGAGAAGTAGCAGCACAGGCCAAGATAACAAGATTAAGGGCTGTACTAATATGACTAAGCGAGTACAAATAGTACGAGCCCTTGCCGAAGCATTTAAAAATATAGACGGCACAGGCCCGTATACTACAAATTTACAAAATCAAAGTTTTTCCAAACTAAAGTTTTGGGATGAAGTAAATGATTTTCCTAGTGTATATTTAAGCCCAGGCACTGAAGTACGCGAATATCATCCAGCAGATTTTGCCTGGGGAATGTTAGGGGTATGTGTTAAAGTATATTGTAAAAGCGAAGACAATTCGCAAGAACAACTAGAGGCATTATTAGGGGACTTAGAAACTTGCATTGATGCAAATCGTCAACTAATTTATGATGCAGATAAAAACTATGAAACAACAGAAATATTAATAGACTCAATAACTACGGACGAGGGCCTCTTAGCTCCCTATGCAGTTGGCGAGATTAACTTACAGGTTCGCTATCAGATCATGTAAGCAAACCGTGTTCACAAGGTCTAGTACAGATAAACGTCTAGTAGTGACTGGAGGAACACCTCTTGAGAGGATAAAAAGATGAGTTTTAATTTACTTCGTAATAGTAGAGTATTCTTTACTACTGCAGTAGGAACAAGTGGTGCAGCTCTTGGTGTTGTAGGTGGTGCAGGCGCCCCTGCAGTTAGTTCTACAAATACCAGAGAAATTCAAGTACTAGATGGTTTTGGCTTTAGTCAAAATACTACTAGTGAAACAGTTACACTAAATGAAACAGGTGATACGCCTGTTCGTGGACAGCGTAGTTTTAATACACAGTTAGATCCTGTTGATTTCAACATGACTACTTATATTAGACCTAAAAGAGCTACAGCAGTTACTGGTGGTGCAATTGATGTTATTACTTTAAGTAGTGTAGTAAGTACAAGCTATAGCGCTGCTACTACTCAAATTATAATTAGTCAGCCAAATACTGCTGGAGGTACTCAAGCAATATTACGGCCTATATTTACTGGTACAGCGCTTACTGGTATTCAAAAAGTTAATGCTGGTACAGGGTACACGGGTACAGAACAGATATTAATTGTTGATACTGACGCCCCAACTGCTGGCGAAACAGTTACAGCTACTTTTACAACAACAGGCAGCATAAGTACTTCTAGCAATAAGATTACTGCAGAAGAAAGTGTACTATGGAACGCTTTATTTGCAGTAGATCCTATTGGTGGAGCAGCCCCTGCTTGGGCCGAAACATCAAGCAATGCAACTTGCGTAGCAACTAACAGTAACAAGCATCAGCTTCAGCGCTTTGGTTTAATTATTCTAATTGATACTGCTTGTTTTGTTATTGATGACTGTGTATTAAATACAGCAACTATTGACTTTGG